GTCCACGAGGCCGAGTGACCGCAGGGTCGCCCCGAGCTCCGCGCTCCACGAGCCGCTGCCGGTGTAGTCCACGAGGCCGAGTGACCGCAGGGTCGCCCCGAGCTCCGCGCTCCACGAGCCGCTGCCGGTGTAGTCCACGAGGCCGAGTGACCGCAGGGTCGCCCCGAGCTCCGCGCTCCACGAGCCGCTGCCGTCGATACTAACGGCACCAAGAGGATGCTCCTGTGCACCCTGCGTGACACCGATGTCGGTGACAGAGAAGTCCCCGATACCGTCGAATGACATGGCATCGAGCGGCTCCGCATTCACCGCCTCGAACCCGACCGAGATGGCTAGAACACGAGAGCTGGTCGTGTTGCTCGGCGTGATGGCGGTGGCAGAGACGGTGCCCGCTGTCGCCCGCACCGTGTCGGAGATCTCGGTCCCGTGGCCCGTACCAGACGTCGTGTGGTAGTCGGCGCGTTCGGTGTAGGGGCTCGCGACAGTGAACGTGTGGGCCGTGTCGTTGATGCGGATGCCGACGCCGATGACGAGCGAGTTATCCAGCGTGGTCGTATACGCCGGGATGTTGAACGAGGACGTCGCCGCCTGGTCGGTTGGCGCGGGTGGTGTCCCGTTTACAATAGCCTTAGCGTTTGAGTACGCCAGGATAACTGCGCTACATGAGTCCCCCGACGTCCCCGTCGTGAGTCCGGACCAAGTAGCCGAGGCGTTGTCGGCAGTCGTCCCGTCCGCGATGCGGAAGAAGACGTAGATCGTGCCGCCGGACGCGGTGCCGCTCCGCTTCGGAAACGTCGAGGCGAGCGTCCAACCCGTCGGAGTGGCGACGGTCGCCGAGTTCGATCGGCTGGCCGTGATGAGGACAAGCAGGTCGCCTGCGACGCGAGCCGCCGGGGCCGTTGGGGCGAGCGTCGTCGGGTTGGCGACGTTGTTCGCCGTGAAGACCGGAGTCCCGGCAGCCCGGAAGGCCGGGGTCAGCCGGGGCATGGCGCTACGTCACCGAGAACGAGACGTCAGTCGGGTTCAGCGTTAGGGTGTCACCGACAGCCGGCGTCTTCGCCGTCGCAAGCTGATGCCGACCGAGGAAGTTCCCTGTCGAAGGGTCATCCCACGCCGAGACCCACGAAATGGTCTCAGCAGCCGGATAGTTCGTCCACTGCACCTGAGAGCCAGTACCCGTTCGCGTGCCGGCTGATGCGGCGCCTAGCGTGATCGCCTTGCGAGTGGTCTCGGAAGCAGCGTTCGAAGTACCAGAGGCTCCGGGGTCGCCGATGTGCAGCTTGATGTAGACAGGCGACGCGATTCCCTGATCGAGCATCCGGTTTCGCGAGTACGTGCTGAGTGTGCCCACCTTGTTAGTCTCCTTGTCGTTAGTCGAGGGACAGTGTCTGGATGAGTAGGTTCAGATCGGCGATCAACGGGTCAACTGACTTCGTCTCCACGTTGTTAGCCTCTGACACAGTGCCCGCGTTGGCCTTGTCATCCATCACATCTTCCTGGCCATTTACCTGCGCGGCCCATGCGTCGATAGCCTCACCGATCGTGATCTTGAGCTCATCCACGCGCTTCGAACCGATCACGCGTCCAGCCTTCGCGCGCTCACGCACCTCCAGATCCACTTCAACAGGCGTGCGCTCACCTAGCACCACCTTGCCATCCTCATCGAGCGAGTACTCGTATCGAAACGTCTCGGACACCCCACCCTCTCTCTCCACGGTGGCGACGGTGTATGTGGGGAACGTGCCGTGGAGCTGAACCCAGACCACGCTGCCCTCCGCTGCGGTGATCGCGTCAACGAGAGCACGCTCCGTCTCCTCCCACGAGCCACTCAGGTAACCGGACTTCTCTGATACGGATAGCGACGCATTCCCGGCTGCCGGGGCAGCCTCCGACTCCTTGGTCGCAGGCAATGCCGACCGGATCATCACCTCGGTGATGTCAGCGGGCATATCTAAATCCTCGGCGTACTTCAGGGCAGCCTCATAGGTGATGAGACCCATCTTGACGTCCGCGATGAGCGCCTTGATACTCGTAATCGAGGTCGGCTGGGCGCCCCGATACACGACGCTGATCTCCAGCAGCTCAGCGTCGTGGATCACAGTCACGCCGTTGTCGTCCCTCGTGGTCTTCGCGGGGTCGTAGACGAAGCCGACGGAGAGCTCCTTCAGCACCAGCTCGTCATCGTCGCCCAGGAGCATACGTTCGTGGACAGCCTGTGCCATCTTGCTCTTCAGATCAAGCCTACCGTCAACGCGCATATGCTCATCGTCGATGAGACTGGTCTTCCCGACACCGATCACCGCGCCGGGGTCGCCGGCGAGCGAGTGCTGGTACGACAGAGGAACCTCACCGGGAACGTTCGTGAAGTTCGCGACGCGCTCACCATCGGCGTCGCCCTCTGGCGGATTGAAATGGATCACTCCCGTAAAGACGCCTCGGCTGTCTGGGGCCTTCGCCGTCACGACAAGGCGCTTGGTTGCGGTCTTCATCTCAGATATCCTTGGTCCGTAGTGAGGTGCGGCCCTCGGCCACGGCCTCTTTGATCTTCGTCCAGTAGGTCCGTGTTAGATCATCAACAGCTAGTTCGAGAACCGTGTCAACGGCTTCTCTTAGCGCGTCGGCGTCCGCGCCGCTGCGCATCATCTCATAGGCGTGTGCTGCGGCCTCGTGATAGTGAGCGAACTGCATCAGTTCTCCACGATCATGATACAGCGGCAGTTAGCGGCCTCTTCTGGCCCCAGATCGCCATCGCCGGGATACATCAGGCCGTTGCCGAACTCTTCCCAGATCATCACGGTCTCCCCGTCTACTGCTGCGTGGCTCGAACGGGGGTTTCTGCTCGTGGTGAGCCACGTCTTCTTCATCTGACGACCAGACTGGTTTGCGACCTCGCGCACAGCCCAGCCCACCGTGAAGGTAGCCAAGCTCGCGGCGAGCTTATCCCGGCGCTCCTTGCCATACACGATCTCCCGGTCAACGCCCGCGTTGAGGTGCTCCTCAGTCTTGTCGTTGATCGCCTTCGCTGTTGCATTGGCCTTCTCTCTCAGATAGGGGCCAGTGCGCTCCTGGTCGAAGTCAACACCTACCTGCTTTCCGACACCTGTGCCGACAGCCGCGACGCCTGGATAGAGCACCGCGAACAGGTCGTCAGCGAGCTCACGGTCCCAGCGCGACCGTTTCATCCCACGGCCCTTCGTGGCGGCGTCCTGCCGCTCGAAGTGCCGCTCGAGCGCCTCGCTGTGCTGCTGCTCTAGCCGCTCACGCTGGCTCTTGAGGAACTCTGCCTGCTCGTCTCTACTCTTGCGCGCCTGCACTCTGCGCTCATGCGCCTGGAGGACCTCCTCGACTGACTCCTCCTGCGCGCTGCGAAGGCCAGCGCTTCCACCGCCTGGCGTAGTCCCAACCGGCTCGAGGCCAGCAGCAGGTGTCTCGGTCGGAGACCGCGGGCTCGCCTGCGGGCCGCCACCGCGCACGGTGTTCAATGGGACCATGATAGCGTCACCATCTGGCAGCGGCGGTAGGTTTAGCCGGGCGCGCCACTCGTTCAGTGTGACTACCGGGCCGCCAACCGCGGTAGCACCGATCTGGGCGATCTCCTCGAAGGAGCCGCGCAGCTTAGCGTCGAGGTTGAACTCTACGTAGCGGCTACGCCGTACGCTCTTGACGAGGTCGAACTCGGGAAGGAGCTGCGCCTCGATCTCACTCTCTACCCGATTCAGTAGCGGCCGAAGCGTCTTCTTGTAGAAGACCTTCAACGTCGCCTCGTCAGGATCACCGTCGGCGTTGACCATCTTGGCTGGCATATGGAACGCGGCTGCCGCCTCTACACGGGAGAGCTTACGAGCTTCAAGCCACTCCATCTCCTGTGGTGACCAGGTTACATCCTTCCAGGAGTGTCCGGGCTGAAGGATCGCTGGGCGGCCGCTGCCGGCTGCACCGGACAACGCGTCCTCTAGGTCGATGAGGTATGACTCGATCGCCTCATCACTCATCTTGGGCGCGTCGATGTGCTGCTCGATGATCCCATCCTTCCGGAGCGCGTTCGCCCACATCCCCTCACGGTTCGCAGCGGCAGCCGCCTCGTCAGCGAGCAGGCGCCGCAGCGTCGCCATCGGGGGGACGTTTCCGTGACCGGCCTGAGGGTCGTATCCCCAGAATACGACAAGGTCATCAGTCGCGATAGTGCTGCCGTCAGCGGCACGCCACCGCACTACCCGCTGCGTGATGGGGTCTCGCTCAGGCGTGATGTTGGCAGGCGGGACACGGACAAGGGCGCGTATCCGACGCCCTTGCCGGATCTTCAGCCAGAAGGCGATGTCGTAGATAGAGATGTCAGCAAAGAGCGAGTACCAGAACCGGTACGTTGACTCACCAGGCGTCGGCTCATCGAGGAGCTCCATCATGGGATGGTCCATGATGAGGATGCGTCCAGAAGGCAACGAGTCACCCCGCTCATCCCGCTGATACATCTTGAGGTTGAGCTCTGCGCCCTCACGCGCAATGGTGTCGACGACGATCCTGACGTTCGGCTGCGTCGCGTAGATCGCACCGTAGCTTCCGCTCACGCCATACAGCCGCAGCAGCGATGTAATGCGGCTTGGGAACTCGGTGACGGTGAGACCATCGGGGGCGATGCTTGCCTTCGCAGCGGCATCCTGCTTCCGAGCAGCGCGTCCACGGAAGACGCGGGACAGTGGGTTGCTCAAGTCGCTCCTTCTTGCTCTCGAGGGAGGTGCCGCTTGCTCTCGCGGCGCTGATTATGGGAGTGGCTCAACGAACTCGCGGCAGTGGCCAGGCGGCCGGCCGCGGCAGCCCTCCTTGACATGGTGTCTCCGAAGGTGTCCGCAGGCGCTGCATTTGTTGGCAGGATCGTCGTACGAGCCCGGCGCGACGGCTCCCGCTGCGATGGCGTCACCGCGCGCCTCCCATGACAACGCTGCGGCTGCTGCCGCGTCGATCTTGTTCGGGCTGTTCGGGGAGTCCTTCTGGATGACGAACATCTCGTGTCCGTCCTCGTCCCTTACCGGCATCGTGCGCCGGCGTGCGTTCGCGATGTGCTCGGCGAACAGCGGGTCCCCGTTATGGGTCACGTCGCCCGACTGGACCGCGGAGATGTAGTTGCGGATGAGGTAGCAGGTAGGCTTGGGGCGGCTCATCAGCCAGCCAACTACCTTCCGTTCGCCCCACCGGCCCTGCCACTTCTCCATCAGCGGCGCGATGTTGGCGTACTGCGAGCCGGGGTCGATGTAGACACGCCAGACGTTGTAACGCTCGAAGGCGTCGATGACGACGCCGTCGACCTCGTCCAGCGGGTGCTCGTAGTCCTCCGGAGCGTCCGGAGGACGCTGCCAGATACCTAGCGGCCACTGGAATCCGGTCTTGATGTGGGTCGCGATGACGGCTAGCGCGTCCCGATACCGCGCACCGTCTACTCCGATCGTGATATGCTCCGCATCTTCGATCACGACATCAGGCCGCGCGAGGCTGTTCCACCGCTCGATGCTGAACGCCCGGTCCTCTCCGGGCACGATACGGTTCATGAAGAACCGCTCAGCCTGCGCGAGCTCTCCCCGCTTCAGCAGGTTGTCGATCTCCTCAGAGATACGCTCGGGGTCGACCCACCACGAGCCACCATAGAGACGCTTCAGCACGCGCATACGCTCGCGCTTGTTCCGGACGCTCCCGGGACCGGGCTCGAGGAACATCTTGTAGACACCGGTCTCGTTCACGAACGTATTCTGCGCGACGGACATCAGATCGCCCTCGCCGGGCTCCCAGGCGTTCCCGGTCTCGAGGAAGCGGCCCCCCATGCCCGCTAGGTTCCGGCGCTGCGTGTCAGCGAGCCTCCGACCGCCGTTGCGTTTGTTCCAGTCATGGGCCTCATCCTGCGCCGCGAAGGTGATGCGCTGCCCCAAGCGCGACCGGGCGCTAGCGGTAACTGGCTCGATGCGTCCGCCGCCGGGGAGGTTGATCCTCGTCTCACCCGTATCGGGGATCTCATGTGCCAGATCGCCGAGCGTGATCATCGGCACTAAGGCCCGCCAGATGTTCGCAGTCTGGTCCTCGGACACTGCGGTCACCTGTATCCACGGTGTCGACCAGGGACGCCCGACGGGCTCGCCCTGGGCGTCCCATCCGTCGAACAAGACCGGGCCGTACGCCTCTGCGATGATGATGGCTGCACTGAGAGGCCCCTTACCCCACTTCTGTGGAGCAACGAGCTGCGCGCCTCTCGTGTACTCGAACGCGCGCCCAGGCTTCACCGGATCAGGCTCCGCGTCGGGACGGAGCTGATACATCCCGAGGATGAACTTCTGCTGCTCCTCGCTCAGGATGTAGGGCTCACCTGCGTACTCCCCGTCGGGGATGACGACATGGGAGTGGATGAAGTCGATGACGGCCCAACCTAGTGTTGGGACCTCTCCCTCGGCTGAGGGACCGCGCCACGGCATTCTCTAGGTGACCTCCATCACCGCGTCGTGCCCCTAGGGGATGAAGACGCGAGGAGGAGGGGCCACGTTCGTCGAGTCGGCGGCTAGGACGGGCTCGGTAGCGACGGGCGGCTCATCCGGAGTTGGCTCGTCAGTCTCCCAACGCAGGTCTCGCATCGCCTTGGGGCTCACGCCGATCTTCGCGTCGAGCTGTCGAACCTCGGTAGACAGCTTAGGGTCGACAGCGATGTCCGCTGCCACGGCGTACCGGACGTAGCGAGCGACGTCGAACTCACACCGCATACGCTCCCACTCGATGGCCTGCGGCAGCGTCCAGACATGCTCCCACCGCGCGAGCTCCAGATCCTCGATGACGGGGTCTGGGTGCGCAGGAAGGGGCCATTCAGGTGGCGGACCCTGACGGCCCTCGTGCGGCAGCAACTTGAAGCCGGGGGTAGCGTTGCGACGACGGCGTACCGCCGGGTCCTTCGGGGGCGGTCCAGGCATCAGGTCTCCTCCATGCAGCAGCGACAGTACCAGTCACGCTGCCCCGCCGGATGGTGGCGGGGACAGCGTCAGCGAGGTGGGCGGCGGAGCTTAGGATCACTCAGCGTCTCCCGTGGGGATAGGAACGTCCGTGATGTCGACGAGCACGTTGTTCCCGATGGCCTCGTAGCGTCGCGTGCGCGGATCAGCCCTCGGCGCCTCGCGTCCCAGCACCTCGGCGATGTCCGCGGGGGACTTGCCCGCGTCACGCATCCGAACTAGCATGTCGAGCTCGCTGCTGCTGAGCTCTCGCTTCAGCAGCCGCTCCACCTCGCCCATGTCTTGGGCGAACGTACTCATGGTCCAGTCCAGGGTGTGAACACCGTTGTCGTCGGGTACCGCCAGGTGTCCCACCACGGGTAGGGGGCGGGGGGCGGGCGAGGAGGTAAGACGGGGCTTGAAGCTGGCGAGCTCTCAGCCTTCAGCCGTGGCAGCGCGGGGTCGGCGACCACGTCGACGAGCTGCGCTGTGCTGACGAGCAGCACGCACTCTCCTCTAAGCGTGAAGACGAGCAGAGAGTCGCTCGGCATATACCAGTCGTCGGCCTCGATCTCGTAGACCTTCGGACCGGTGAGACGCACCTTCACCCTGCTGACCACTGGCACGGTGGTGGTCGTCACCGTGGTCTTCACGGGGATGTTCAACGGCTCTCCTCCTTGTTGCCAGCCCGTACCGGGAAGACCCGGCCGTCGAATCCGTGGGACACGGCGCTCACGACGCAGGACCACGCTTCTATCTCTGATGTAAACTTGAAGCGCCGCACGTACATCGGGATGCCTAGCATCACGTCGCCAGGGTCTTTCACCTCAACGAGCCAGTGCGTCGCCGGCTCCTGCCTCGTTACCACGATCACGAGCACCGGCCCTCTCTGTTTCCCCTGGTAGATCGTATCTTTAGCCCTAGGGAGTAACGGTTTACCGAAAGTAATCGAACCCGTACTGGGATAGGTGGGATTGAGTCGGCGGGTTCTCTAGCCCTCCCCCCGAAGCGAGGAGCCCCTACCCCTCCCCATGCGCGACTCGCTCAGAGTTTTGTTCTCATGACAACTCCTGCAGATCCCCTGCAGGTTCGAGCGCTCATCCGTTCCGCCCCAAGCGATAGGCGTGATGTGGTCAACTTGCTCGCTCGGTGCTCGCTCGCAGACCCCGCACCACGGCTCCTCGATGAGGATCCGTCTCCTGAGCTTCTGCCACCGGACGCCTCTCATCCTCCTGTACCCCTCAGCGTGCTGCCACGGGGGGCGCTCGTGCGCCTCGCAGTACCCTCGCTCGACGAGCTCGGGACAGCCCGAGCGCGCGCATGGTCTGAGGAACCTCAACGACGCCTCACTCGCTCTCTCTCTAGGCTAGCGGCCGGCCACTGGTAGGGGGGGGACGGGAGGGATGAGGAAGATCATCCGAGGGGCCGGTCTATCCGGGTCATGACTCCCGGCGGACGCGACCCGTGCTCCTCGGGGGCCGGCTGGCCCTTGCCGGGGCCTGGGGCCGATCGCGCCTCTCGGCCTGCGCACAACCCGGCGGACTCAGATGGCAGAGCAGAGACTACCTCTGCCACTTATAGGTATTCTATGTACACACGATACCACCTGACCACCTGATGACCACCTGATCGCCGTCAGGTGGTCGTCGCGAGAACGTTGTGTCACAAGGGTTCTAATACCTTATATACCACCTTACCACCTGTTTACCCCCCCCTATATATAAGAGACTTGTCACGTCTCTATATAAGGGGGGTCCTAGCAGGTGGTCAGGTGGTAGAGTTCGGCGACTCCCTTACGCCACAACTGTTTCGGGCTGCCACCTGCCGTCTTCAGGTGGTATCCTGGTGGTCAGGGACCCTCACGTACAGGGATCCGGCCCTCGCCGTGGCCTCGACGCCGTAGTAGTCTCGCAGGTACATGGCCGTCCTGGGGAGCTTCCCTCGCGGGTCTCCGGGCTCGCCCTCAGCGACCCGCACCCAGACCCCTCGCGGGAGCTGGGTCAGGAGGAGTCCCCAGTGTCCGGTCTTCCTCCTCCTGACGCGGGGGAGCTCAGCCACCGGCTCAGGATCATCCAGCATCCGCATCGTCTCCTCCCTCCTCCGCCGCGAGCGTGACGCTCACGCTGCAGCGGTGTCCGGCGACCCAGTCCCTCGCGCTCTCCGGACGGTCGAGCGGGTCGCTCATTTCACAGCACCAGTTGCACTCGGCCTGCCACATCGGACCGTAGACGGTGAACCGGTCCTCCTCATGGTCCTCCCTGTTCATCCGGAAGATCTCGACCGACACGGTCATCGCCGCTCCTCCTCCTCTCTTCCCGAGGACAGGCGGGGCCGGCCCTCGCCAGCCCCGCCGTCCACAGACTCACTACGACGCGGGCACCAGCCGCACGGGCGAGGCGCCGATCACCCTCGTCAGGCGGTCCAGGAGCACCCGCTCGCGGTGGAGCTCCTCGCGCACGCGCTGGAGCTCTGCCTCGAGGCGGTCCCGCTCGCGCTGGAGCTCCTCTACCGTGCGGCTCGCCACGTGCAGCTCGCGGGCCACGCGTTCGACTTCCTCCTCCCGAAAGAGGGGCTGACGGCCGTTGTACTTCGCGACCCGGATCTGGCCGCGGCGCTCCATGCGCCGCACCGTCGCGTAGCTCCGATGCAGCCGATCGGCGACCTGCTTCCTGCTCAGCAGCATACGCTGACTCACCTCCTCTCGCTCTCGGGATCCACTATATCACTGGACAGCCGAGATCACAGGTGATAGGGTGTATCAGAGACAAGAGGGAGGAGAGGAAGATGCCAGAGCTCAAGGACGGGGCCAACTGGACGGACCGTGGCTACGCAGACCTGGCCGCCCAGGACCGGTCCCTGCACTTCACGGAGCCCGGGTACGAGTGGCCGGCCGAGTGGGACGGCATGTCCTGCCAGCACTGCGGGCACCGCGGGATCAGGTGGGCGGTCCTGGCGTCGTACGACCCGACCGGCGAAGTCCGGGTGTTCGGCTCCACCTGCTGCTCGCGCATCGGCTTCAGTGTGGACCAGCAACGCTTCCGTGACTTCCAGCGGCGCATGCAACGGGTCCGGGCGCAGGAGGAGACCGCAGAGCGGTTCCCCGAGGCCGTCGCCTACTTGCGTCAGGCAGAGCAGGTGATGCTCAACGCGGGCAGCGTTCGCCAGATGCCACACCGTTTCGTCCAGGACATGGTAGAGCGCTTCAACCGGCGCGGCGTCCTGACCGAGCGGCAGGCAGACGCTCTGCTGAGGTTCAAGGAGACCGAAGAGCGTCTCGCCGCCCGACGTGCCGAGGAGGCTGCACGGCTGGCTGCCGCTCCGCCCGCGCCCGAGGGACGGGCAGAGGTTGAGGGTGAGGTCATCCGCGTCAAGGAGCACGAGAGCGTCTTCGGGACCTCGCTCAAGATGACCGTTCAGCTGGACGACGGGAACAAGGTCTGGCTGACCATCCCCTCGGGCGTGCGGGACGGTGTCTACAACGCGCTCGACCTCGTCGGCAAGCGAGTGCGCGTCAAGGCGACCTTCACCCGCAGCGACCGCGACGAGCACTTCGCCTTCGGGAAGCGCCCCTCGGGTACGCTGGTCGAGATGTCCTGAGAAAGTTCCCCGGATCGCTGGACAGCCTGCATCCCAGGTGATATGATGCTCCCAGGAGATAGGGAAAGGAGAGGGAGATGTCAGACCAGATGTCAGAGCGGATCAGTCTTCTGCTCGACGAGCACGACCACCGGTACGGAAAGCACGAGCGCTGGCCGCAGCCGACGTGCCCGTGGTGCCGGGAGACGGAGACGGAGACGGAGACGGAGACGGAGGCGACGGATGTCAGCCACTAAGCTCTGCATCCACGATCTGCCGACCATCTTGTGTGACCTGTGCAGCAGCGGCTCTCGCCGCCACGAGCACAGCCCCGC